CTGCATATTTCCGCATAGACTTGCCGAAGCGCAGGTCTTGGCGGAACTCCTCGATGCTCGCCGCATCGTGAACGTCCACGCCAAGCAGGAAGAAGACCCGTTCAACGGCCTTCTCTGCTGCTTCTCCGGCTGGGTCTTTTGCGGGAGCCACTACAGCGCGTCGCTCGGTGGCGCTGGTGGCGTCAGACTGGCCTTCAGAGCCTCGGAGACCTTGACGGCTTCGAGGACCACGGGCGCGTCTGCGAGCGCAAAGACGCCCCCTTTCTGCGCTGCGTGGGCCACGTTGATGAGAACTTGAAGTGCGTCTGATTCAGTCATTGGTTCCTCCTGCTGGAGCTTCCGCTACTACCACGGCAGCAACGGCTGGCGCAACTGGCGGAAGGTCGGGAGCTGCGACTACCTCCGCAACCGGCGCAACGTCGCGCACGATCTCGATGATCGTGAGGCCGAGGACTTCCGCACTGTATCGGTACAGATATTCGTCGTCGCTGCCCCATGCGGCGTATGCTGCGCCGTCGAGGGTGATCGTGCCGTTCGCCTGCGGTGCGCCCTCTGGCGCGGCGAGCAGGTACCAGTTAAACGCGGCTGAGCTGCCGGGGTACACGGTGACGTTGTTGATTGAGAGCACCGTGGACGGCGCGGGAAAGGTCGAGACTGGGGTGATTGTTGCGTACATGTTAAATCGTTCCGTTGAGAAAAAGGCTCACGTTTGCGCCAAGGACTGCCGCCGATCCGTAAACCGTTGGTCCCGCAACGGCGTTGACCCAAGCGGCCCCGCGCGTCACGGTTGCGTCGTTCGACGAAACGGCAAGGCTGCCCGCGAACGCTGGCGCGGAAACGCCGGTCATTGTCAAATACCATGCGGCGGCGAACGTGAGCGACGCTCCGCCGGCTGGGGCGATTGAGACGGCGAAGGTCATCGTTCGCCCGATGCGCGTAGCTCGAATCGCTACCGTGATCGCGCCTGATGTGGTCGTGACGCCTGATAGGGTATAGCCTGCCGCTACGTCCGTTTCGGCGTAGCAATCCAGCGTGTTCGGGTCGGTGTTGCCGGCCGTCGATTGAAGCTTGAGGCCATAGTTTGAAATGTTTGTAAAATCGCACGATGTCGCACCAACATCGACCGCTAGAGTGCCGCCGTCGTTCAGTCTTAAGCGGACGTTTTTCCCTGTTCCTGAAGCAAGATCAAGGTGATCGCCGACCTGATAAACGCCATAGCCTGCTGCGGGATTAATAAAGCCGCCTGCTACGGTGAGCCGCCCGCCGGGGCTCGCCGTGCCGATGCCGACGTTGCCGCCAAGCGGGGCAATCGCGATGTTATAGCCGACGCCGGAACCTTCGTCCGCTGCCTGAAGCCATGCGGTATACGTGCTGTATGGCGCTGTGAGCGTGCTGTTGCCGATGATTAGGCTTTGCGTACTGCTCCCATGCACGCGCAAAATGCCCGCATTTGCGGCGCTGCCTACTGACGTAGGGTTTGCGGAAGTACCGTAGATGTCCAATTTTGCCGCCGGGCTCGCCGTGCCGATGCCGACGTTGCCGGTCGCGTTCACGAAAGGCGATGCCGTCGCGCCCGTCGTGGTGCTCCCGCCTAGCGTCGTGGCGGCGGTCCATTTGGCAAGGTAGCCCGCGGCTCCGCTGCCGCTAGTAGGAACGCCTCCGCCCGATCCATTGATTCCTCGAAGCATTAGAAGCCCTCGCCAGGAATGACGTGAAGCGAGCCGCCGACGGCTCCGATGTACGTCAGCGAGTCGTGGTCCTGCTCTTTCGTGATGGTCACTTGCCCGAACGGCACCGGGTAATCTGCGGTCGTCGCCGCCTTCACTCCGTCGCTCGCCTTGTAGGTTCGCACGTAGACGATGACCGTCCCGAGGTTCGTGAGGCAGAGCGATTTCGAGGTAGCGCCGATGACTGAGTTAGCGGCAACCGCGCCAGGGGCGACGGTAATGCCTTGCGTGTACGCTGGATTAAAAGTCTGTAACGCGGCCATGATGCCTCAGATGAAGTAGGTTGCGACCATGTAGCGAGTGGAATTGCTCGCCGGAATAACAAACGTAGCCACTGCCGGCTTCTGAAAGAAGGCTCGAAAGAGTGCGCCATTTTTAAATAGAAAAGTAACGAACCCGTCTCCGATTGGCGTGCCCGTTATCAGATTTGCAGTCGGCGTGATGTATGCCGGGAAGTTGTCGAAGTAGTCCGTCGCCGAAGTGAAAGTCAGCGACGAGGCTGGGGCGGTCGAGATGGTGATTTCGAGCGTGACTTGATTCCCGACGCGCTGATAGCGCCCGCCGAATGAAACGATGCCTACGATGCCCACGCCGTTGTAGACGGGCGTAAAGGTGCCTTCTTGGTACGCATCGAGCACGTTCACGTCGGAAGACGCTGGGGCACTCGGGAGCCGGATGCCTTGCCCCGTACCCGAGGCGTCGAACGCCGTGGTGACGGCCAGCAGCCTCACGTCGCCGCCAGGCGTAATCAGGAGGCGGTCGGCGACGGTGCCTGCGGAGCTCGTCGAGAAGGTTATCGTGCTTGAGCGCGTCGCGGCCCAGTTCGTTGTCGCGTCGACCTTGATTCGAGCCGCGTCGAAGAAGCCCGCGCCGTCGTAGGCTCGCGCCGAGAAAGAGCCGAGAGTATCGGCTGCGAGCACCGCAGCGGGAAAGAGAAGATTGCCACGCGCGACGGAGGTTCGAAAGCCTGCTGTGCCTGCTGCGCCGTCGGTGAAGTTTGCGGCTTCGACGACGACCGATCGCGGGGCTGCGCTCTGCGTGTTGACGACCGACGAGATGATGTCGGCGTCGGAGGAGATGTTGAACTGGTTGCCGTAGACGGCGAGCTTCTGCCCAACGATTGCCACGCCGCCGACTGCTGCCTCAGTGCCGTTATCGCGCACAATCGAGTTTCCGAGCGTCGTAGGGCCGGTCCACTTCGGCAGAAATCCGGTGGTTCCAGAGCCGACCGACGTAGGCTTCTCGGTCGTGTACCACGCAAGCGAGAGAACGTCGTAGCGCAGGGTCAGCGAGGCTCCTAGCTGGATGCCCGATGGTGCGCCGTTAAGGGCTGTTGCGCCGTTCAGAGTGAAGGTAAGCGCTGTTACCTCCTGCGACGAGTAAAGAACGATTTCTTGCCCGTCTGCGGCGCTTGCAGCGGCAGGGAGAACGATAGTGCCGGTCGCCATCGGGCCAGTCGGCGTCAAGAGCACGAAGAGCGAGCTCGCCGTCGTCGGGAGCGCGAGCGTGAAGCCTGCGAGCGTCGGCGATGCCGTCACGCGCTGGAAGGCGGGAGACATCCACGCGGATTCGATCCAGCTCAGGAGCGTGTTTAGCGACGCCTTGCGGCCCGAGCCGTTGACGGTCGAGTAGAAAATAATCTGGTCGCTGCTGGTCAGCGTCGTGGAACTTGAAAGTTGATTCAGCGTCGACATTCTTAATACTCCGCGTCGAATTCAATTGCGTTGCCGCCCTCGACGATGACGTCGTCAGCCTGCGGCGGCTTGAGGAACGGCCCCCAGGACTGGCCCCATTGCTTGTTGCCTGCGCCTGCTGGCGTCTGCTGCGGGAACTGCATCATGCCTGGTCGCGCAGCTCGGATGAAGAGCGTGTTCAGCGCTTCACGAGCGCCCGTCATCGTCGCAGGCATGACCTGCTTACCGTAGCTCGGCGCAATCTTCATCGCGAGGTTCAGAATGATGCCTTCGTTCGCCCGGTCGGGCACGAGCGTCTGCTCGTCGAGGCTCGCGTATTGCGGCGAGTCTGGGAGCGGGTATCCGAGCAGGATGCCGCGCTCGTACCAGTCGGCCATCATCGTGTCGAGGCGGCGCAAAGCCGTCTGGAGGTCTTGAGGCGTTGAGTTGAACACGTAATCAGCGAGGCCGATTTCCGTCAGCGCCGCCTCGATGAACTGGCGCTTCGTCCAGCCCATCACGCACCGCCTTCGAGCGCCTTCGCAAGCTCAATCATCAGCCGCTTGTCGCTCCATCGCCCGTCAATCTTGAGCCCGAGCGACTCGCAGTGCGCTTCGAGCTCTTCGCGCGTTGGCGGAACGTCGTCAGCGGGTGCCGGAGCTGGCTCGGTAGGAGGCGGAGCCGGAGCGAGGAACGCTTCGGCAGCTTCGGGCAACGTGGCGAACCAGCCCGCAGATAGAGCAGCCGCAAGGTCCGCCTCGTCCGTAACTGGGTCGGCTCGGTACGTCGTTCCGGGTGGCCCCCAGTGCGGCCCTGGGCAACGATAGACGAGAGTAGGAAAGTTCATTCACTTCATGCCCTTCATCGACTTGCCAGCCTTCTTCGCAGCGGTTCGCGCAGTTGAGAGCGCGATCGCGACGGCCTGCTTCTGCGGCATCCCGGCATTCATCTCTTTCGAGATGTTCTTCGAGACGGAGCCCTTCGAGTAACCTTTGGTCATCGGCATGGCGGCGAAGGTAGCACGCGCAAGGCAAAAAAAAAGGAGCGACCGAAGCCGCTCCTTCTGATTCCGTTTCGCGCTGCTCAGGTCTGCGAGAACATCATCACGCCCGACATCTCAGGCTGCTTGTTGACGACGCCGAAGAGGCAATCGACGCGGAATTTCTCGGTGTTTGTGTTGATGTCGAACCACTTCGACGCAACGAGCTGAAGCCCGTTGTCAGTGGTCGCCTGCATCGTCGCGACGCCAGAGGCAGACGGAACGACGAGGCGGCCTGGGAGAATTTCGAGCGCGTCCTTCTGCCAGAACGGGTTCAGGAAGTTCGTCACCGTGTTCAAGAAGACGAGCGCGGCGGTGGCCGAGGTCGTGTTCACGACGCAGTTCTGATACATGAGCTCGGCTTGCGTCGCGCCCTGCGCCGAGATGACGGGAGGGCTGATGGTCATCGTCGTACCTGAATCGATCGACTGCACGCGGAAGGTCTTCAGCGAGCCGGTGTCGGTCTTCGTGATGTGATGCACCGCGTTCACGTTGGCGATCGTGAAAAAGTCGCCAGCAGCAACGGCAACCGTCGACGAAACGGTGATTTGCTGCGAGCGGTTGTCGACGTTAATCTTCACGAGACCGTTGGTGCTCGTGGTCGTCGCGGCTGGCGTGTAGGCGATTTGACCAACGCCTGCGACCGAGCTGTTGACGGTGAGACCTGCGCCACCAGCAGCAGCCGTCTTACGCTGCGCGTAGTCGAACTTGAGCGTGTCAAAGCCGCTGACGACGCCGATGAACGCGCGCTCGTAAGCGTTATCGCTCTTGGCGTTGCCGAAGGAACGCGATGCGCTTTGCAGGTCTTTCGCCATGCCGTTGTAGTCGCGCGTCGAGAGACCGAGGCTGCGGTCGTACGACGGCACGCCCTGCTCGTTGAAGATTTGATCGCACTGCGACACGTCGTCGAAGCCGGTCGCCGCAGCGGTGCGCTTCACAAAGAGCGTACCTTGCGCGGCAGCGCCGAGCAGAGCCACGTTCACGTCAGAGGCGAGCTTCTGCTTCGCTGCGTCGTAGAGACGGCCTTCCTGAAGCGCGTCGCGAAGGTTCGCGGCGGTGAGCTGGAAAGAGACGGTCTTCGTCGTGTTGATTTGTGCAGGCACGGTGAGCTGCGTGTAGTCCTTGAAGCCGGTCGCAGCGATTGACGAGCCTGCGGTGCCGTCGATGCTCGTCGCGATGTAGGGCTGCGGACGCCAGATGACGTTGTCCGTGCGTTCCATCGTCGTCTGGTCGGTTTGATAAATGGTCGCGTTTTTCGAGATAACGAGACCGTCCTGGAAGCCTTCGAGGAGGTTCTCGAACGCGACGATTTCTTGCTTGCTGAATGCGTTTGCCATGGTGTGTCCTTGTGAAAACTACTTCGACGCGCTCTTGAGCTGCCGCTTGTAGGCGACGAGTTTGTCGGCGTTGCCGCTCTTCATCGCTTCGTCGCGGAGCCGCTCAAGAGTCGAGTCGGATGATGACTTAGGTGCAGAGCCTTTCGGCGTCTGTTCGGGGGTTGGAGGCTTCGCCTTGGGGCTAACTTTCAATTTGGTTTCCAGTTTCGCCACGGCGAATGCGAATCTTACGGGGTCGGTGATGGCCTTGAGCTCGGCGAGTTTCGCTGCGTCTTTCCCGAGCGCGTACGTGACGAGCGCGGGATTGTCGGAGCCGCTGACGATGATGCCCTGCTGAGTCACGTCGAGAGCCGAGGTGACTGCGTGTTCGGCTTCGTCGTAGTCGCGCACGCGGAGGGAGGCTTTCGCCTTCGCGTACCCGTCGAGTCGAACCTGCCACGCTTTGCGCTGGCTGTCTTCGCCTTGCTTCTGCCGCGCTGCGTGCTCGTCGGCTGCGCGCTTCCGCTCAAACCAGGAGCCGATTGCGGTCTCGTATCTTTCCGCGTCGTAGTCGTGGTCTTCGAGCTTCGGCTTCGCTCCTAGCGTCGGCGGTAGTGGCTCGCCTGGCGCTGCTGTCTTCAGCCTTGTCTCGTATTCCCGCACCTTGCGCTCTTGCTCGCGCAAGAGCTTCCGCAGCTTGTTCACCAGCTTAGGGTCGCGCTCCTCTGCTGGCTCGCTCGGCTGCGGCGTCGCGCCGCTGACGGTGACTGTCACCTCGTCTTCGATCGCGTCCTCGTCGTCGTCGTCGGATGCCTCGGCGGTGTGCTCGCCTGCGGGCTCGACTTCTTCGGTCTCGGTTGCGGTCTCTTCGGGTGTGCCCGTCTCCTGCTCTTCGATTTCCATCACGTCTCACGTCACTCGGGCATGGGCTGCCCGGATGCCTGCGTCGGCGGTCGCATGGTCGTTGCTCGTGCGATCGCCTCGGCTGTCTTAATCGCTTGACTCTGCGCGGAAATGTTGACGCTTGCAAGCGTTTCAACAGTCTTAGCCTTCGTCTCTTCGCTCTTTGCGATTGCGAGCTGCGTGTCGGCTTGCGCCTTCATCGCCCTAGCTTGCGCCTCGGCTGCGGCTGCCTGGAGGTAGAGCGCTTGCGGGTCTGGCTGCTGCTGCTGCGCGGCTGCGGCCATCTCCTTCGCCTCTTCCTCGGTCGGCTTCACGACGCCGATCGCGACGAGCTTCTTACGCGCGAATTCGCGCACGTCGGTCATTCCTTCGCCGTCCATGTTCATAAGCATTAGCTGCTCGATGATGCTTGACGTCTGCGGGTCTTTTGTAATCTGCAAGAGACCCATGTACGCGCGTTGCTCTGCGTCTCGGCGGCTCTGCGTCGACGGCCCGACCTCGGAGACGACGTCGAACGATGCGCGCGAGAGGTCGTTTTGGAGCTCGATGCCGCCGTCGTTCCCGATCGTCGGCTTCTGGAGCTCGACGGTCGACACGTTGCCCGAGTCGCCGATCGTCTTCATCTTGCGTTTTTCTTCGACGTAAACCTCGCGAGCCATTGAGAGCCAGATTTCGCCGCAGCGTTTCATCGCCTTAGCGAAGTTGCTCATGTAAATAAATGCGTTCTGGTCGATGCGATTCGTGACCGCTTCGATCGCGCGACCGCTGACGCCCGACACGAGCTTGTCAGCGCCTTCGGGGTTGCCGAGCGTGTCGCGAATGTCTTGCTCGCTCATCTGAATAACGGCTGCGAGCGCTGGCGATACCTGCGGCGGCTTCGTGTAGCCGACGGGGCCTACGACCTGCACCGAGCCGTCGGCCTGCGTGACGGGGTTCACGAGCAGGAAGGGGCGATTCACGAGGTTGTCGGTGCGCCACT